AACTATTGGCGCCCATGCAGATATTCAGTATATACCAGTGTTGAATAATCAAGGAGGAGATTTGTTTACTTTAGACGAACTTTTGAATTATGTTTATGAAGCGTCCAGAGTTCATGATCAGTTGCAACAAAATGTTGTCCAATCGACATCTCGAGTTCCTGAGATTATTCGCCGCAAATTTGCTGAGCGGTATCCTGAATTAGCAGCTACATATGTAGAACAAGATTTTAGCAAGGAGGAATCTGCTAAATCTGAATTTGATAAGGCTACATCAGACAGGACATATTTCTCGTTTTTAGGAAACTTTGGAGAGGTTTTTGGCCTAACCGAATTTTTTGATATTAGAAATTTGAGTTTGCTCATTCCTGCCTTTTGTTTTTCAGCTCCAGTTAGTTTAGGTGCTACCGTAGCCGCATACGTGTGCAAAGTATATCATGATAAAGCTAATTGGAGAAGAAAGTTGGACTCTTATTACAAGTGGTGCACTTCAGATGGTAAGTATATAGTTGGATCTAGTGCTGTTGGATGCCTCGTAGCTGCTGCTGTCATGAGATATTTTTGGCAAAGTGTGCGCGACAAGTACAAACCACAATCTTTGTTGGATCCGAAAACCGTAGATGAAATGAATAATCATTCAACAATTGTCCAGAAACCAAATTACATTGTACCTAAGCCCTGCCTTATTAAGGTCGGAGCTCCAGACACAATGGTTAGTGAAGAACTTGTAAATAAAGTTGAAAATAATTTAGTTATTTTGAAGACACAGGAAAAGACGACGAATGCACTTTTTATTTGTTCTAACATTTTTATGTTTCCACACCATTTTGTCAAGGTGATCGAAGCACGTGATGGCAAATTAGAGATTTTGTCACATCCTATGACTTTATCTCAAGGTGGAGTTACAAATCATTCGCAAAGGTTTACATACAGCACCAAGGCATGGGTTAGATTACCTGACACAGATCTTTGTTTGTATTACATGACCAATTGTAAGCCAAGAAAATTGCTGCTGTCCCACTTTCCTGAAGAGTTTATTAACACTAATTTGACAGGGAAAATGATTTTGCGATCTCCTAGTGCTATCCTTTCTTATCATACTGCAAAACTTTATCATGGTAGCACGAGCACTGGTTTGGATTGTATGATTCGTGGCTTCAAATATTCTTTTGATGACATTGAGACTTACAATGGTATGTGTATGGGCACTTGGATTTCTGAAACAAGTCCTCCTTCCATCGTTGGTTTTCATTTAGGAGGCAAAACTGGCAGCCCTTTTGGCTGTTGCGGTTCTGTCACTAGACTAACCGTTGAAAACGGTATGAATGTTTTGTATAAGAAGTTACAGTCAGCTGTACAAGCTGGATGTGATGGTTTTATAAATAATTCCTTTGGTTCTAGTTTTCCAAATGCAAAGTCATTAGATTTCATAGAAGAGATACCTCGCAATAGCCCTATAAATTACATGCCAGAAAGCTCTTTAGTAGAGTTAATTGGTTGTACAGGAGAAACTCGTAAATATTACACATCTGTGCAATATAGAAAGATGGGTTTGAAGTTCCTCGAAATGCATGGTATTGAGGTTCAACATGGTCCTCCAAATATGAACGCCCCACCAAAATGGTACCATTTCAACAAGAATTTAGTTGAATTTTGTTCACCTAGTGTTGGTCCCCCTTTAGATGTGTTAGAATGGGCAGTCATTGATTATGTCACCCCAATTTTGAGTAAGTTGAGGAAATTTGGGTATGGTGAACACATCATTGTCCAGCCTTTAACAAATAAGGAAAATATCAATGGTGTGGATGGAGTGCGATTTTTGGATGCATTGAAGATGAACACATCTGCGGGTTTTCCACTTAAAGGAAAGACGGAGCTGTATATCAATAATGAAGTCGGGAATAGAACTTTTATTAGTGATGAGTTTTGGCTTGAAGTTGGTAGAATGGAAAGTGAATATTTAAAGGGCAATCGATGTTATCCTCTCTTTGTTGCACATCTTAAAGATGAACCAGTTGCTTTAGGCAAGGATAAAGTTAGAGTGTTTTTTGGCAATGGGACGCCGTTTAAGCTTATAGTGCGAAAATATTGGCTCCCAATTGTGCGTTTTCTGTCAGAATTTAGTACTTTAGCTGAGTGTGCTATAGGCATTGATTCACATTCGTTGGCTTGGGATGAGTTTGTTTCGTGGGTTGAAACCCACGGACATGATAGATGTATCGCTGGAGATTATAAGGGTTATGATCAGAAGGAGTTTTTAAATGTTACTCAAGCTTGTTATAGCTGTTATATTAAAATGGCTCGTGTTGTTGGCTATTCAGAGGAACAAATAAAAATTATGTCTTCGATGGTAGCTGATTTAACTACTTTTATGGTATTATACCATGGCACTGTTTTAATGATGCCACGTGGCAACGCTAGTGGTCAAAATTTGACTAGCTACGTTAACAGCACAGCAAATAGTCTAAATTCCCGTTGTGCGTACTTTCATTCGTGTCCACACAAAAATGTTCCCCCTTTCAGGGAGATGGTATCACTTATGACATATGGAGATGATGATATTGGGTCGGTTTCGAAAAAATGCACTTGGTTTAATGCACAAATTAAGGCCAAGTTCTTGCTCGAATATGGAATTTTATACACTCCCCCAAATAAGGAAGGTGATCATGTTCCTTTTTATGACTCACGATCTGTAGATTTTTTGAAAAGGTCGATCGTTTATATTCCTGAAATAGGTAAGCATTTAGGAGCATTAAATGAGAAAAGTATTCTAAAATCTATCACGTGCGGTATACCAACTCCGCACGTTACAGAGAATGAATTGTTTGGACAAATTTTAGACGGAGCTTTACTCGAATATTTTGCCCATGGTAGGGACAAATATGAAAACTTCCGCCAAAAAGTTAATGAATTTTGTGATAAATACAAATTTTCTCGCTTTTTGGCAACATCCCATTTTGATTTTGACGATCGTGTTGAAAGTTGGCGAGTTCGCTATCAAAATGAACTTCAAACAGGTTACCAGTCTTCTGCTGCTCGACAGGAGGCGAGGCGTTTGGAGGAGATAGAGCATTTAACTTTCGATCCTGGACTTAGTAAGGCGGAAAATCCAGGAATAATTTGAGTCTTAGTAAAAGTATTAGCTTATTCCCGACGGAAATGGGGAGAAACATTTCCTATTTACAATTTTTAGAAAATTGGAGCTATATTAGTGGTTTAAGCTCACCACTAGGAACGGAAGTTCCGATGCATTTTGTACCACAATCTACAGACGAAAGTATGAGCGCAAATCAAGTTTTGACACAGTTTGAAGATAATATCTCTGGGACTCGTGACGGATTTTCTAACATTGTTTTAGCTACAGGCACGCCTGATTATCGGGAAAGCGATTCATTAGCACATTATCTTTCTCGCCCATTAATTATAGGAAATTATAATTTGGCAACTCAAGATGCAACAAACATAAACACGTCTGTTTTTTTTCAAGATAAACGGATCGCAAACAGGTTATCCACGTTTAGGAATATGCAAGCTGATTTGTGCTTGAAATTTGTTGTCAATGGTAATCCTTTCATGTATGGGCGCTATATAGCTGGTGCATATTTGCAGAGCGAGAACATTTTTCAATTGAATGCTTTGTCCCCTTATGCACTTTCGCAAACAAACCATATTTATTTGGATGTTTCCAACAGTGTTGGGGGCATGTTGAGAATCCCATATAGTTTGCACAAAGAAGCCTTTAATTTGGTATCTAATAGTGTTACTCCTAATTTGGCCAAAATTTACCTGGCACCTATAATTAAAGCTACTGCGCTCACTAATACCGCGCCAGTCACATTGACTGTATTTATGTGGTTAGAAAATGTTGTTTTGTCTGCACCCACTGATTTCGACTCCGCTGGGTATACTCCTCAGTCAACTGATGATATTCCACCGGTTTATATGCGGCAAAATGTTAATTTTTCTAATGTTGAGAATTCTGATGCATCTTATCGGTTGACATTTCATAAATCATCATTGGTCAATGATTTGACTGGCATATCTTCTCCAGACAAGAAGACAGTATTGGACATAGCTAAAACGATGGGGCATTTTGCCAATTTTGAGTGGAAACAGAGTGATGTTGTTGGTAAAGTTTTGGGAAGTGTGTCAGTTAATCCTCGCAAGTATTCCGTATTAGTTAATACGACTCCAACCGCATATAACACTGTCTTAATGACTCCATTGTATTATGCTTCTTTACCTTTTAATTATTGGCGAGGGTCAATTAAAGTTAAGTTGTCGTGCATTTGCTCTGCTATGCATCGCGGTAGATTGCGTGTTAATTTTGATCCTAATAGTTTTAAATCTGGTTCGTCTTCCGTTGTTTCGAATACTACTAACCAATTTGTATGGGATTTAGCTGAACATAACGAGGTTACAATGGTTGTTCCATATATGAATGACCATTCATTTTTGAATATACCCCCGAATTCGTCCGATAGCGTTAATAGTGGTTTTTCTACCTCATTATTGATTAACGATGCTTTGTCAAATGGTGCTTTGTCATTTTCAGTGGCCAATCCTTTGTCTTCACCGGCTGTTAGTTCAACGGTGACGATAATGATTTCTGTTTGTGCAGGAGACGACTATTTATTGGCTGACCCAACTGATCATTTAATTCAGGATTGGGAGTTTACACCCCAGGCAATAGATGAGGACGTAGTTACGAATGATTCTGTTATTACCTTAGGTCAAACTACTTCCGTAGATGATTCTTTGTTTTTTAAGACTTATTTTGGTGATTGTGAAATGGATCTGACGAAGATGTTAGCAAGGTATGTTTTGGCTATGTTCGTACCTTTACCTGCTTCCCGCTTGTTTACCACTGCTGGAGCAGAGACTTATGGTTTTGACAATTTTGCTTATTTAGAGATGCCAGCATTTCCATTGCCTAGAAAGCGGTCTGACGATTCTGGTGATGCATTATATAATACTGACACCTCTGGTGTCAAGTTTAATTTTGTTAACAACCATCCCATGTTTTGGTATTCAAAATGTTTTTCTGGCAGGAAAGGTGGAGTCAAGGTTCGTCT